CAGCATGGAAATGTTATATTCCGGCGGCAGTCATTGGAACTGCATCGACCTTCTGTTTGATTGGGGCGAGTGCTGTAAACGCCAAACGCAGCGCTGTGTTAGCAACGGCTTATGCTATTTCTGAATCAGCTTTGAAAGGATATCAGTCAAAAGTGGTGGAAGTTCTTGGGGAAAGAAAAGAACAATCCATCAGAGATTCCGTAGCAAAGGATACGATTGAGAAAAATCCGGTTACGACCAGAGAAGTTATCATTACCGAAAAGGGAAACACTCTTTGTTACGATGTTATATCCGGTCGATATTTTAAGTCAGATATTGACAAGCTGAAAAGAGCCGCTAATGAATTGAGCCGCCAGATGCTGGATGAAATGTATATTTCGTTAAATGACTTCTATTATGAAATAGGATTGAGCGGCACCAAGCTTGGAGATAGTCTTGGATGGCACGTTGATAAGGGGTTTATCGATTTGAGTTTCAGTTCTCAACTGGCCAATGACGGGACACCATGTCTTGTGTTGGACTACAGTGTCACGCCGCAATACGACTATCGCAAATTAATGTAAGTACGCGAAATAAACAACGCCTTTAATGGAAGAACCTATAAAATTTTCTATATTTGAAAGGAGAAACAAAAATGGAAGCTATGGAAATCATGAACAACGAAGAGGTTGTCGAAACGACTGAGGAAATCGTAAAAGCTGGAACCGGTAAGGGGTTAAAGATTGCGGCTGGCGTCGGTTTGGCTGTACTTACGGGCGTAATGGCCTACAAGTATATTGTCAAACCTATCGCGGCTAAAATCAAAGCCAAGAAGGAAGAGCAAGTGATTGCCTTGGAGATGGGAACAGCGTCCGAAGACGATGATACCGTTTCCGATGTAAACTAATTTTGTAGAAAAACAAAGTTCGAACCGAGGGGAAGTACCTGTAACAAGGTGCTTTCCCTTTTTATTTTTGTCAAGCTGAAAGGAGGAAATTTATTGATGGATAAATATAAGTCGAATTCGCACAAAAGCAGAGAGAACCCACCTTCCGAAAAGAAAGTGGAAAAAGTCATCGCCGGACAAGCAAAAGCCAAAAAGAAAAACGAGATCAAAAAGTTTGCGGATGTATTTATTTCTGAGGATGTCGGAAATGTAAAATCTTATATTTTAATGGATGTACTGGTTCCGGCCATTAAAAAAGCTGTATCTGACATCGTGACTAACGGTATTGATATGATTCTGTACGGCGAAACAGGACGTACCAAAAAGAATTCAACCGCATCTAAAATATCGTATCGAAGTTATTACGACGACAAAAATGACCGGCGACGGGAGCATAACTCTTTAGGTATTAAAACTGGATATAGCTATGATGATATCATTCTTGAAAATCGCGGTGAGGCCGAAGACGTTATATCCAGAATGGATGAGCTGGTAGCTACTTACGGTATTGTAAGCGTTGCTGACTTGTATGATTTGGTCGGTATTACTGGAAATTATACAGATAATAAATATGGCTGGACAGATGTTCGCAGCGCTAATGTAATCAGGGTGCGGGACGGATATTTGCTCAAATTACCTAAGGCATTACCTTTAAATTAGGAGGATAAAATGGACGACAAAAACAGCAAGTCACTGGCTTATACAATCGGCTACCTTATGGCATTGAGCGGTATTTTGGCTGCTTGGATTACAGCTATCATATTATTTGTTAAATTTGTGATATGGCTACTTTTTTAAGGAGGGCGTGTTATGGAAGAAAACTACGTCACAGCGTACGGATACATGGGACTTGTAGACGGGGAATGGATGCTGTTTGCAACGGACCGGGAATATTACGAATATTTAGAAATGGACTAAAATCATCAAAAATTTGAAAAAGGGGAATATTTAACAATGAAAAAAGCAGAACTTATAAAGGCTGCAAGCGGAACATTCAATAAATTTGGATTAAAGCTTAAAAAACACAGCCCGGAAATTCTTATAGTTGCCGGAGTGGTCGGCACGGTTGCAAGCGCTGTCATGGCTTGTAGAGCAACCACCAAAGTCGGCACTATAATAGACAAAACCAAGGAAGATATAGATCATATTCACGATTGTATGTCTGATGAATCGTTGATAGGTGAGTATTCTCAGGAAGATGGCAAAAAGGATCTGACAATCGTATATGTTCAAACCGGCGTTAAGATTGCAAAACTTTATGCGCCTGCTGTGATTCTTGGGATCCTTTCCATTACAAGTATAATAACCTCTAATAATATTCTTCGCAAAAGAAACGTTGCTATAGCGGCTGCTTGTGCTGCGGCAGAAAAGGGTTTTAAGGATTACAGAAAACGTGTTGTTGAGCGTTTTGGCGAAGAGGTTGATCGTGAATTAAAACACAATATCAGACCGAAGGACTTCGAAGAAGTCATTGTCGATGAAAACGGTAAGGAAAAGAAAGCAAAAAACACGGTGAACATCGCAGATCCGAATGTCACCAGCGATTACTCTCGATTCTTTGACGATGGGTGTGCCGGTTGGGAAAAAGACTCCGAATACAATTTAATGTTTCTTCGTGCACAACAGCAGTATGCAAACGATTTGCTTATATCCCGAGGGCACTTGTTCTTAAACGAAGTTTACGACATGCTTGGTATTCCGAGAACTAAAGCCGGTCAAGTTGTTGGGTGGCTTTATGACACAAAAAATCCGGTCGGCGATAATTATGTTGACTTTGGCATCTACGACGTTAACCGAGAACGAAGCAGAGATTTTGTGAACGGGTACGAACGCACAATTCTGCTTGATTTCAACGTTGACGGAAATATTTGGACTTTGTTGTAATGAAAGGAGAATAAAAATGAAAAGCTCATTAATGTTTATTTCTTATACTCTTGCGGCTATGGCGGGTATTTGTTTTGTTGGGGGAATTGCCGTCTTATCCAGTGGAAGGGGTTAGACTAATTTGGATATTTTTGAAAATATTGTTTATGCAATTGACTGTATGCTCGACACTAAGAGAAAGAGGCACATAATAGGAGGAGTCCTGTTGAGTGCCTCTGCGCTTTTAGGCGGACTGGCTTTTACAGTCATCACTATTAAAAACGAGGAGAATGACGATGAGTAAAATTTCAACTTTTGTAGTATTTACTGTTGGAGCAGGTCTTGGTGTAGCTGCAACGTGGTTCTACGTTAAGAAAAAATACGAACAGCTTGCTCAAGAGGAAATAGAATCCGTCAAGGAAGTGTTTTCTCAGAGAGAAGCCGAACCGGACATCAAAAGAGAAACGGCAAATCGCGCAAAAGAAAAACCCGGAATTGCCGAATATGCTGCTGGTTTAAATAAACTTGGCTATACAAATTATTCAGACGTCAAGCCTAAGGAGGAACCGAAAAATATGGACAGTCCGTATGTTATTTCTCCCGAAGAGTTCGGAGAATTTGAGGATTATGAAAAAATAAGCCTTACTTATTATGCTGACAAAAAACTGGCCGATGATGAGGACGTATTGGTGGATGATGTCGATGGTGTTGTTGCGACTGCTTTACTCGGAGAATGTACGCTTTCACGTTGATATAAAGGAAACCGACAATGGAAGAATCGTATATGAGATACAGGGCGATGCGGACGATAAAACAGTCGAGATGCTTATGGAAAAATACAGAATATTAACTTCATAAAAACACCATTTAATTAAAAGGTCGAATCAAACACGACCTTTTAATTTTTCGTTTTTTATGATATACTTCGAAAAGGAGGGTTAATCTATGAAAATAAAACATTCAGTAATAGAAATAATTGAGACTAAAAATAGTGTTCGTTTTGAAAGACATGAGGAAGAACGAGAGTACCCTGACGAGGGGCGGCATGATGACTTGTGTGTTGTGTGTGGATTTTCGACATATCCGGCCTGTCGGGAGTGGTGTCGAAATGAAAAAATTTTAAACGAACGTAATCAAAAAACGTAATTTTTTGCCCATTTTTATTTTTCCGAAAGTGGGCTTTGATTAAATTTGTGAGAAATTTGTGGGGTTTTTAAGAGTGGACGGACGATTTTGCCCACTTTTTCCGGGCTTTTGCCCACTTTTAAAAATGAATTTGGCCACAAAAAACCCAGTATTCCCAAGGGTTTGCTGGGAAAAAGCCCACTTGCCCACTTTTTTTTCCTATTAATTGTGATAAAAAAATAAAGTATATAGAAGAATAGAGCAAATAAAAGTGGGTTTTTGACCATAAGTATAAAAACCATATTATAAATCAAAAAAATTATAAAAGCTCTTCCATTTATTTAGCATTCATGATACAATAAACATGCGACACAATTTTACATTTCCCTTAATCGCGGAGAATCCTTTTGGTAAAAAGTGTTTTTCTCTCTTTTCTTATTCCGTGATTAGGGTAAGGTTGTGTCGCAGCAATGAGAGACTTGCATTTTTTCGGGTGCGTCTCACATTGGGGCGCATCTTTTTATTTGAGACCATAAATTACAAATATTTATTAAACGGAGTTTTATTATGAAAAAAATAGCTGTACTGATAATAGTGTTAATGATGACATTAACGATGGTATTAACGGGTTGCGGAGGTCAGTCAGAGTTTGGCGAATTTCAATGGTCTGAAAACCCTCTTACTGATTTACTGCCTATACCCGAATCAAATATTGGAAATATCACTCGAGATGACCCCGACATATTTATGATTAGAATAGGGGGTATATCAAAAGAACAATATAATAGTTATATAGGCGAATGTGTAAAAAACGGATTTACTGTTGATGTTCGAGAAGGTGATTTGTTTTATTACGCATATGATGAGTCCGGATACGACCTTAGTCTTTCTTATCATAACGAAGTTATGTCCATTACTATTAAAGAGCCAAAAGACGAAGAAGAGATTAGCTCCGTGGAAAATTCAACAGCTTCAGCAGAATCTTCCTCTAAAACAGCATCTACGGTCGAAAATAACACCGAGAGCACGTACGCAAAATTAATTCCCGACCCCAAATCGATATTTGTAAATGGCGTGGTGTCGATAGAAGACCCCGATGGCGGGACATCATATATTTTTAATGTTTCGAATTTTAAAAATGGAGAGTTCGAAACGTATATATCTGAATGTAAAAAACTCGGATTCAATGATGTTTCATATAACACTGAAAAAGATTTTGGTGCTTATAGTTCAGACGGTAAACATTGGGTTCAGGTTAATTTGGACAAAAATAAAAACCTTATATATGTAGTGTGTCAGGTGAGCAAGAAAAAATAAATTAAACTACCACTTTTAAGAACATTTTTTCACTTGATTTTATACGTGTAGAATACACGGCATATTAAGGAAAGGAGTAAAAAGCTTTTTATCTCTTGACTTAATAAAAAGTTGGAGGTAATGACAATGAAAAAAGATGAGACTCGATCAGAAGAATACATATGTTATGAATGTGGGGCAAAAATGGAAAAGGTAGACGAAGAGGTAGTAGTTTGTCCTAATTGTCAGCATTCTGTGGACATTGAAGATTATGTGTTTGAGAAAGAGACGTACGAGGAAATATATGGCGGCAACCATAATATACACTGTATAGGGTGTGATGGTCCGTGGCCTGTGTGCGCAACGACGTGTAAGTTATTTAATCGTTAATAACACTCAACTTGAAGAATCCGTGTTTTATACATGGGTTCTTCTTTTTATTGTATGTTTTTTAGCTTCGCGAAAAAAACATACCCTTTTATGAAGAGAGAGTAAAAATGGCCATTTTAAAGGATGGCATACTCTTTTATATTTTTTTAAAAAAACGAAAGGAGGCCCGCAAAAATGTTGGAAAACAGATTTAAAACTAAATTGATTAGCGAACTCAAAGAAATGTTTCCCGGTTTAATAGTTGTACACACCGACCCAACCGAGATTCAAGGTATTCCGGATTTAATTATCTTGTATAAAGACAAGTGGGCCGCCTTAGAGGGTAAGAGAAATGCGAATGCACCATGTCAGCCTAATCAACCATATTATGTCGATCTACTGAACGACATGTCTTTTGCCGCTTTTATTTATCCGGAAAATAAAGAGGAGGTACTGTATGAACTTCAACAATCATTCAAGTCTTGATGGTCGACATGCTTTTCTTGGTGCCAGCAAATATCACTGGATCAACTATGACGAATTAAAAGTAGCGGAATCGTATTCGAAATTTTTGGCAACTCGAAAAGGAACAATACTTCATGAATTTGCAGCTCAATGTATCAGTTTGAGACAAAAGTTACCCAAATCCCAAAAAACATTAAATATGTATGTGAATACGGAACTGCGAAACAGGCTTAACAGGCTTCAAATGGAAAAGCAGTATGCACAACTCAATCAAAGAGAGAAGTCTGCCGGGGCTAAATTTGTAACAAATGTTCTTCTCAATGCCGCTCAACAAACCGCGAGTAAGTATGTGTCGCAGTATATGTCTAAAGGCGTTGAGGCGCTCATTAACATGGCAACCAAGAAGTAGGTGATCTTTAATGGCATTATCGAACACGGCCGTTCCAAGATATTACGGCATGTTTCGAGATGCCGTAATTCGAGGGGAAATTCCGGTATGTAAAGAAATCTCAATGGAAATGAACCGGATTGATGACCTTATAGTCAACCCCGGAGTCTACTATGACGACCAAGCGGTTGAAGGCTGGATACTCTATTGCGAAGAAGAACTTACCTTAACCGACGGGTCCGACTTAAATCTGTTGGACAGTTTTAAGGTGTGGGGCGAGCAGGTATTCGGTTGGTATTATTTTGTCGAAAGAAGTGTTTACGAACCGAATTCAGATGGACGCGGCGGACTGTATGTAAAAAAGACAGTCAAGAAGCGACTGATCAACAAGCAATACCTTATCGTTGGCAGAGGCGCGGCTAAATCGGTATATGATTCCTGTATGCAGTCGTTCTTTGAAAACGTTGATACTACAACAACGCATCAGATAACGACTGCGCCTACCATGAAACAAGCCTCTATGACTGCTACTGTAATCGCTAAACAGAACGAGTCAAAAAATCGAGAGGTTATTACCGCTGAAGTTATTTATTACTGGATGATCGCTTTGAACGTTCCCTTCGAATGTCAGAAGTGGCATCTAAATCGTTTACTTATGTTAATCAACGTTTGTAATATTAAGAATTCTCCGCCTAAAAAGATGGGAAGACAAGCTTTAATGAGTCGGAACTCAGCGTTGAACGCAGCAAGAAGGCGAAAACATAATTCGAGAGGATGAAATTATGATGGAAAACAATTTTGTCGAAGAGATTCAGAATTTCCCCGAGCAAGACACTTTTAATAACGAGGACATGAGCGTCATAATTCCCGAAGAAGGAGAAAACGATGGCTTTTCAAATGAGAACAACTAAACCGGAAACAAACAACAAATACTACATCACAAAAAGTGCCGGCGGCTGGTCTAATGCCATCGTAGGCAGTCCTAAAGATGGCGAATGCAACGTGCTGGCAAATTGCGTTGGATACGCATATGGGCGGTTCAATGAAATCGGAGGATACGGCAGTTGCAAATACTTAGCACCGGTCAACGCTGAGAACTTTATCCAATACAAAGGTACATGTGAGGTCAGTCGGGTCCCATCGGTTGGAGCTTGCATGGTTTGGAGAAAAGGGGCTACCCTTTCCGGCAGCGACGGAGCCGGACACGTGGCAATTGTCGAACGTGTTGACAGCTCCACCCAAGTTTATACCAGTGAATCCGGTTACGGATCGTCCAAGCCGTTTTGGAACTCCACAAGAACAAAAGGCAGTGGTAATTGGGGCGCAGGAGCCGGATACACCTTTTTGGGATTTATAGTGAATCCCGCCATCAAGTCAGAACCTGCTCCCTCGCCTTCGATACCCGAACCGGCGCCTTCAGTTTCGGAAATCAAAATGGGGGACATTGTCAGCATTATTGATGGTGCTACATACTACAGCGGGGGTTCGGTACCCTCATGGGTGAAATCTCAGAGGTGGAAAGTTGCTTCCGTCGCCGGTGGTCGTGCCGTGATTGATAAGAACGAGGTAAACACAAATTCCATTAACAGCCCCATCAACGTGAAGTATTTAAAAGTGGTCGGAAGTGCGACCCCTGTTGCTCCGCCAGCAGAAGTTGGTCCCGGAAGTAAAGTGAAAATTAAACCGGGTTCGAAATGGTACGGTGGCTCCAATATTCCGGGTTGGGTTATGACTGACACTTGGATTGTGTCATCGGTTAACGGAGACCGCGCGGTCATCGATAAAAACGTTAGTGGGAAAAACTCCATCATGTCCCCGATTAACAAAAACAATCTTACATTAGTTTAAGAATTCGAGGTGGATAAAGTGAAGATATCAGTCAAGCACAAAGGCGATTTTAAAAATGCTGAACGATTTTTGAATGGGGCACAAAAATTGGATTATGAACGTATTTTAGCATCATATGGTCGCGAGGGCGTATCTGCTTTATCCGCCGCTACCCCGGTTGATACCGGAGAAGCCGCTAACGCTTGGGGGTATGCGATTAGCAAGAAAGGCGATGTAATATCCCTAACGTGGACCAATTCTAAAATGGCCGGAAATGTGCCGCTAGTCATCCTTATACAATTGGGACACGCTACAGGCACTGGAGGATATGTGAGGGGTCGTGATTTTATAAATCCGACCCTTCGTCCTATCTTCGACCAAATAGCAAATGATGCATGGAAGGGGGTAACCAGTTTATGAGTAGTATAGACAGACGCATTGTAGAAATGCAGTTTGATAATAAGCAGTTTGAAAAAGGCGTTAAAGAAACAACAGATTCTCTTAGTAACCTGAAGCAAGGACTTAACTTATCCGAATCGCTTTCCGGCATTCAGTCCTCAGTCGATAAAATCAGCGAAAGATTTTCCGGCATGGGGATCGCTATTATGTCCGTTATTCAGAACATAACAAACAAAGTCGTTGATTTAGGATTGGAATTAGTCAAAAATCTAACCATTACTCCTCTTTTAGATGGTTTCGCTGAGTACGAATTGAAAATGGGGTCCATCCAAACAATTATGGCTGGAACTGGCGAACCTCTCGAAGTGGTTAATAAATATTTAGACGAATTAAATACATATGCCGATAAGACCATTTACTCATTCTCAGACATGACGCAAAACATAGGTAAGTTCACAAATGCAGGCGTTAAACTTAAAGATGCTGTTGGCGCCATACAAGGTGTGGCAAATGTGGCAGCCGTTTCGGGCGCGAACACAAATGAAGCATCACGCGCAATGTATAACTTTGCACAGGCTTTGTCGGCTGGTTATGTTAAACTTATAGATTGGAAATCCATTGAAAATGCCAACATGGCAACAGTGGAATTTAAGACTCAACTGCTTGACGCCGCCGTTAAGGCCGGGACTTTGAAAAAGCAAGCGGATGGTATGTACCGGGTCTTGAGTGAAAACAATAAAGGTAAAACGATGGAGCAAACTATCAGCGCGACCAAAAATTTCAATGATAGTTTGTCATATCAATGGATGACCACTGAAGCTCTCGTTAGTACCCTCAACGATTACGCTGATGAAACGACAGCAATTGGAAAGAAAGCTTTCGCGGCGGCTACCGAAGTTAAGACCTTCTCCCAATTAGTCGACACTTTAAAAGAAGCTTTGGGCACCGGTTGGGCGACATCGTTCGAATGGATGATCGGCGATTTCGAACAAGCAAAAAAAGTGTTTACGGGTCTCAGTGATACCATCGGAGGGTATATAGAAAAGGTCGCAGATGCTCGAAATGAAATGTTGAGCTTTTGGAGTCAAAATGGAGGAAGAGAAGCCGCCATCGAGGCGCTTACAAACGCATTCAAAGCTCTCGGAAACATTTTAAAACCGATTGGACAAGCATGGAGAGAAGTGTTTCCCGCTATGACGGGAGAAAGACTTGTTGAGATCACCAATAAGATTCGCGATGTCACAAGAAATTTTAAAATCAGTGATGAGACAGCACAAAATTTAAAGAACACATTCAAAGGACTATTCTCAGTTTTAAACATCGTTAAACAGGTTTTAGGGGCTTTAATAGGCGCGGTCGGAAAAGTTATTGGGGCTTTTGCTCCGGCAGGCGATGGTGTTTTAGGCTTCACTGGCGGGCTTGGCAAGCTGATAACAAAGCTTGATAACGCCATCGAAAAAACAGGCGTGTTTAAAATCGTATTTAACGGTTTAGCTACTATTTTAATCAAAGCGGCCGAAGCAATAGCTTGGGCTATCGGACACATAACAGATGCTTGGCAATGGTTAACTTCAAAAATTGATCTAAGCTGGTTTTCTATATTTGGAAAGATAGCGGAAAGCATTGGTAAGGCTTTCAAATGGATGGGCGGTATCGTTAAAGAAGCCATGTCTAATTTAGGCTTCGATAGTGTTCTTGATGTTGTCAATGGAGGCATTCTCGCTGCTATTCTTCTTGGTGTCAGAAAATTCATGAAGAGCTTGACGGACATCACAGATAATGCCGGGGGGTTCTTAAAAGGTATTACTAATATTCTTGACGGAATTAAAGGCAGTCTGGAGGCGTGGCAAACTTCTTTAAAAGCAAATGCTCTTTTGAAGATAGGTATTGCGATCGGTATACTATCAGTTTCCATTCTGCTTCTTTCAACCATAGACCCGGCTAAAATGACAGTGGCGCTTGCCGCGATTACCGGATTGTTCATCGAGTTGTTTGGCTCAATGGCTATATTCTCAAAAATCATGAAATCTGAAGGTTTCAGATCCATGAACAAAGTTACCACAGCCATGATAGGAATGTCAGTGGCTGTTTTAATTTTAGCAAAAGCCATGAAAACCATTGCCGATCTCAGTTGGGGTCAAATTGCAAGAGGGCTAACTGCTATAGGAGTCCTAATGGTAGAATTAATTGCCATGTCGGTCATCTTGGATAAGAGCAAGACAAAGATGGTTAAAGGCTCAGCAGGTTTGATTTTATTTTCTACTGCCATCCTCATTCTTGCGCAAGGTTGTTGAACAATTAGGGGAGCTCGTGAAGATTGCTCAAGACGTAGCAAAGCTTGAAGTGAAAGCCATGAGTAAGTTTGGCGACGATTTAAAGAAATTGGGTCAGACTGGCGTCGACGGCTTCATTTCTGCATTTGACAACGCCGTTAATAAGATAAGAGAAGTCGGGGTTAAGCTTCACGATAAAGTCATCGAAGGCTTCAACTCAAAAATCAAAGGTTTTGAATCGGCAGGTTCAGACGCTGCAAAAGGATTTATTAAAGGTCTTGAGAGTCAAAATTCCGATGCTTCCTCCGCAGGTAAACGATTGGGTGAAGCGGTACTTAATGCGGCGAGGAAAGCACTGGACAGTCACTCGCCTTCGAGAGAGTTTATCAAATTGGGTCGGGATACGGACAAAGGGTTTGCCGTTGGTATAGACCGATATAGTCGAGTCGTAACCGACGCAACAGACGGAGTAGGACATGACGCAATTAGAAGCATGTCTTCGGCTATTGCCGGAATTGTCGATGTTGTGGATTCTAACATTGATGCCGCGCCGACCATTAGTCCTGTTCTGGATTTAACCAGAGTAACAGATGGTATAAACCAAATAGATGGCTCTCTTGCCGCTAATCGTAGTATGCAATTGGGGGTTTCGGCAAATTATCAAAATGGAAAAACATCTCAGTTGGACACTTTAGCGACTACGCTAAATGAGTCGAATGCACATTCAAATGGACTCATTACTTCTGCAATGGAATCAATTAAAGGTGAAATTGCAGACTTAGTGGGTAAGGTCGAACAACTAAAGATCGTTATGGATACCGGCGCTCTTGTCGGGGCTATCAGCCCGGAAATGGATCGGAGTTTAGGCGGTCGAGTAAAATTAAATAGGAGGGGCGTATTATGATTCAGTCTATTACCTTTGGTGACAAAAACACATGGAACGATTGAAAAATACTCCCAACCGAAAGACCAGTGTTTCAGCCACCTAACCCAAAAACACATTTTATTGATATACCCGGTGGGGACGGTCTGTTGGATCTAACGGAAGCTCTCACCGGGTATCCGGTTTATAATAATCGGACGGGTTCGTTTACGTTTAGAATTATGAATGAGTTTAAACCTTGGCATGAACGGTATGCCGAAATTATGGAACACCTTCATGGAAAAAATATGAAAGCGGTTTTATTTGACGATCCTGACTATTTTTATGAAGGCCGTTTCACAGTTGAAGGATGGAATTCTGGGGATACGTGGTCCGAGATAACAATCGGATATAATGTTGGACCATACAAATGGCTCGGTGATTGGTTGTGGGATCCGTTTAATTTCAAAACCGGAGTCATTTGGGAAAAAATGTATTCGAACATCCAAATAAATAATCAGCAAACACCATACAAGTTGACTTTATTATCGTCTAACATCGGCATTGCTCCGTTTTTTCCCATCTTCGATGTATCCGGTGCAACGTCATTAAAGGTTCGTTTGTTAAATCCGCGATTAGAGAGGGACGTTGAAGTTTCTCTTGTTAATGGTAGAAATGAAATTCCCGATTTTGTATTCGCGGGTCAAGAATCGTATGAGGTTCAATTTACAGGTAAGGGTTTGGTTTCGTTAAAATACAGAGTGGGGAGGTTGTAAACAGTGTACAGTATTTATGGCGATGATGTGTGTTTGTATAACAATATTTTTCCGACAGAAAAAACAACCGTACTGAATCCAACACTCAAATTAAAAGACAACGCTGCCGGATCTCTCGAAATCACACTCTCTCCCGCAAATGTCGGATATTCAACCATAAAACATCTGAGTTCGACACTAACCGTATTTCAAGACGATGTTGAAATTTGGTCCGGCAGAGTTATCGGCGAGAAAAAAGATTTTTTTAATAATCGGCGCCTCACTTGCGAAGGGGAACTTGCATATTTGAACGATACAACACAACCACCTGCGGAATATCATAATAGAACTGTTCAACAATTTTTGCAAATACTCATAAACGAACATAATAGCAAGGTTGCGGCAAATAAGAGATTCACTCTTGGTGTCGTTACTGTGTTAAGCAACTTATATCGTTTTACGAATAATGAATCAACTTTAGAATGCATCAATGAGAAGCTAGTCAAGCGTCTTGGAGGTCATATTAGAGTGCGGCAAGTTGACGGTATTCGATATTTAGATTATCTACAAGACTTTCCTAATATCAATCCTCAAGAAATTCGTTTCGGTAAAAATTTGTTAGATTTTACACGCGAATGGGATTTAACAGACCTTATCACGGTAGTGATGCCTCGGGGAGAACATCTTGAGACCTCTCCTATCGAAGGTTTAGAAGCGTATCTGGACGTGACAAGCGTTAATGGTGGCAGTAGATACGTCACAAACGAAACCGCAATATCTCAATTCGGTTGGATAGAAGGGATAGTTGACTGGGATGACGTAACTATAGCATCTAATTTGTTATCCAAAGCGCGCAATTATTTATCAAGTCAGCAATTTGATGCTGTGATTATTGAAGCTTCTGCTGTTGATTTACGATATTTAGGATTGACCGCGCAAGCAATTAATTTGCTTGATCAGGTGCGGTGTATATCGACTCCTCATGGCATGGATAAGCTTTTTCCGGTTACGGAGTTGAATATACCGCTTGATCGACCGGATGGGGCAATGTACACGTTGGGCGAAACGATTCAACAGAACACCACAGATTCATCGTCTATTCGCACGGGAAATGGCAGTCTTATTGAAACGCTTAATAGCCAACCATCGGCTGACACGTTATTAACAGAAGCCCGTCAAAATTCTACCAACCTGATAAACATGAAGACTAATGGGTATGTGACCATACATCAAAATGTAAGTCAGGGCTATAGTGAGTCATTAACTATATCGGCTCAGCCATGGTCGTCAAACCCTTCACGTTATTGGGTTTGGAATATTAACGGTTTGGGGTATACCAATAATCGTGGAGCATCGTATTTAGCAGCTATTACTATGGATGGAGCTATTGTAGCCGATAGAATAACAGTAGGCACGATGTCTGCCGATAGAATACGAACAGGTACGCTTCGATCACAAGATGGCAATGTGGTGTGGAATTTAAACAGCGGAGGATCTCTAACCATTAACCGTGGAAGTATTTCGCTTGGTAGTGGATTATTCTCAGTAGATAATTATGGGTACCTACGCGCAACATATGGAGTTATCGGAGGGTTTACGATATCGAGCAGTTCAATACGCAATGACAGTATGAATTTAGACCATTCCGGTTTACACTTATCATATCAGAATACCGCGGTTGGTCGATTTGCGGGTCAAAGTTGGATCGGATATCCCTCGCATAGAGGGCTTATGATGTGTATAGAACCAAACACTTATTATACTGGCTGGAGTCGTGACGATGCCGGTAGTGGTACTTCCATTGTTAAGTTGTTGTATGTTTCCAGAACACCAGGTACAACAGATTATGCAGCCGATCGAGTACACTTTGGTACAAATTCGGATCACAATAATTACACGGCTTATCGCACATGGGTAGACCCCTACACTGGAGGAGCTGCTTCCGTCGGTTCAAACATCGCTGAATGTTTTTTGCCATATTCGTTTCACCCCGGAGGAGCAGTAAACAAATATTACACAGTGCGGATTCGTAATGGGTTCGTATGTGTTGGCTAAACAAAAGGAGATATGATTTATGAACAATATGGATTATAAAATAATCGAAGGTCCAAATAAACCACAACCTGTATTATTTTCAAACGATTTGGGAAAGGATGACACCAATGAAATCGAAACAGACATGCGCCAAAATGGAGGAAATGTTGGAACTGTTGAAAGTGATTCTTCCACATAGGGATAAAGTCGGTTATATTGCCGCAAGAAACACCAGAATACTAACGGAAACGCTAACAGAATATTTTAAATTCAAGCAAGACCTTATCGAAAAGTATGGGGAAATAGATAAAGACGAAGAGGGAAATGAGCTTCCAACTATATCTATAAAACCATCATCGGCTAATTTTCAGATGTTTTGTACAGAATTCGAAAAAATAAGAGCCATTGAACATGAAGTTGAAATGATGACCATGTCTTATGGTGAAAGTATCGGCGTTCTAAACGGCACAGAAATCCTGCAATTTGGTTTTATGCTCGAAGATTAGAAAGCGAGGTGATTAATAGTGGCTACGGTTACTGAAGAATTGGCTGCAATATTAGCAGCTGTTTTTGGAGAGGAAGTCCGCACGGCTATTCATGATGCTATAAAATTAATCAATGAGGAGGTCGCAACAGCATCGGCAAATGTTGCGAATCTTAACAGAGAAGTCCAATCGGCAAAAACTGACGTTAAAACGCTAAACCAAGAAGTAAAATCTGCCAACACCGATATTAAGACTTTGAATACACAAGTTCAGGGCGCGGTTACTGATATTCGGACGCTAAATGATGAAGTTAATTTGACACAGACACATATCATCCATTTGAACAATGACGTAAAATCTGCCAAAACCGATATTAAGACCTTGAATACACAAGTTCAGGGCGCGGTTACCGATATTCGGACGCTAAATGATGAAGTTAACGAAGCACAAGCGGATATCAAAGCTTTGAAAGAACTCTCTACAATCGCTCAGATGGATATCACTAATCTCGGAACGTCTCTAACAGTGGCGAGAACAGACATCGCGACTTTACGCGTTGATATGAAAACGGCTCAAACAAACATCACATCTATAAGCGGAGACGTTCAGGAAGCCAAAGGTAATATAGTTTCGCTTCGTTCCGACTTAGCCATCGCGAGGTCGGATATAGGAGCACTTAAACAGGATGTAACGGAAGCAAAAACCAACATCACAAACATAGGTCGTGACGTTACAGAGGCAAAAGGTAATATCCAGTCTATCAGTTCGGA